CAAATACTTTTGAAGGTGAGTTGATACCAAGTAACTTCTTGAATCCACCAGTGATGGTCCCTGCAATATTACCTACCGCATCCTTGACCTTACCGAGCATACCCATGAACCCATCGATCAGCCCTTGGATGATATTCTTGCCCAGGTCCTTGAAGCTAGTTACTAGGTTCTTACCCTTCTCAACGACACTACCGAAAAATCCTTTGATTGACTCAATGGCGTTGCCGATACCTTCTTTGACGTTCTCAAATACAACTGCTGCCACCTCTTTGATCTTGTCCCAATTCTTATATAGAGCAACACCAATGGCTATAACCGCAGCAATGGCGGCAATGACAGCGACCACAGGAAGTGATATGGCCCCGATTGCTGCACCAACTACACTAGCGGCTCCTGATAGAGCGCTAAACACACCCATGAGGGCGCTGATCCCTGTCGCAATCTTTCCAACAACAATCAGCACAGGGCCAATCGCTGCAACGACAGCCAGAATGCCCACGACCAACTTCCGTTGTTCGGGGGTTAATTTAGACATAAAAGTTGCAACCTTCTCAAAGGCTGCAGATATACTCTCAAATACTGGCGCTAAAGTGTCCCCAAAGGACATCAGTGAATTCTTCATTTTATTGAGGCTGATCCGGAAGTTTTCTCCGGAAGTCTGCATTTTCTCAAAGGCTTCCTGAGTAGCCCCACCGGATGCGTTCATCTGCGCTTGTGTCTCATTGAACGCTGCCCCTGAGTCCTTTGCTAATACCAGGGCCGCCTTGCCAGCTTCCGCACTTCCGAACATATCTGTCAGCCCCACGCCACTCTCTTTTGCGGAGGCACCCAGTATCATCAGAACATCACTTAGGCTCTTGCCTTCTGCTAGTAATTCTGAGAATGACTTGCCTGTCTCTTTCTCCAGGACCTTACTTGACTTAGAACCGGTCTTTGCGAGTTCATTCAACAGGCTATTGGTATAGGTTGTTGCTTCTGCTGCCTTAATACCATTTGAGGTAAGCAGGGCATATGATGCGCCAACCTGATCCAATCCAAGACCCACAGCGTTTGCTGTTGGGATGATTTTACCCATGGCCTGGGAAAGCTCACCCACTGTCACCTTACCTTTGTTTTGCGTCTGAATGAGCATATCTGAAACTACACCGACTTCACTTGCTTCCAGCCCGTACGCGTTCATGATGGTTGTGAGGATGTCCAGGGCCTCTCCTGACTCTGCAAATCCTGCCTTTGATAACTTAGTGGCCTCTCCCACAAACGCAACAGCATCAGCCGTATCCTGTCCAGCAGATATGGCATTGTATACGTTCTCCGCGACCTCATTTGCTGCGACTCCAGTCTCATTAGATAAACTTAGAATCTGCTTTTCTAGTTCTTCAATCGGTACTGTCGCATCTGAGATGGTGCTAACCTTGGCCATTGCATCACCAAAGCTAATATCCAGAGCAAGGGCGGCGCCTCCGGCTGCCAAGATTCCAGTTGTTACCGGCATCATGGCTTTCCCTGCTGCTGTTGACTTGGTTCCGAAATTACCAATTTTCTTCTGAGCATCATCCCACTTGCTGTTGACGTGCTTTAGCTGTGTCTCCAAACTCTTGAGGTCTTGTTCTGTTTTGATAACCTCTTGTTGAATTGCCCTGTATTGATCCTCGCCAATCTCACCGCGCTTGAACTGATCCTGGACCTGCTTCTCAGCATCCTTCAATGCATCGAGTTTATCCGAGGTTTCACCCACAGCGTCTGCCAGTACCTTTTGTTTCTGGGCTACCAGCTCAGTATTTTTAGGATCCAGTTTCAGAAGCCTGTCCACTTGTCGGAGTTCGGTGGATAGCTCCCTTGTGTGTTTATTAACTGCCGACAATGACTTCTGTAGCGTCGTAGTTTCACCACCAATTTCCAAGGTTAATCCCATTACTTTTTTCGCCATATAACTCACCTACCTTAAAACGAATCAAAGTCACTTTGGGCTGCGTCTCTGCTTGTCTCGTCATCACCATCTTCAACCTGGTCATTTCCGCAGGTTATTAAATAGTCAATAATCATTCCTACCGTCAGATACTCAAAGTCGGATAAAGATAAACCCCCTCTGAACGCACTGCGGATTAGTCTCTCCGTTGTGAGTTCAAAAGGGGTATCATCATCTATGCTTTTTTTTTACTCTCAACTATTGTCGAGAACGAACTGCGAATCATGTCAATCCATTCGCCTAGATGCTCCATGAGTGGGAATGTGGAAAATCCGTCTAGCCAATCCAGGGGCGGTTTGATGTTTGGGTCTGCAGTCTTTGCCAGCGCCCAAACCATGTCATATAAGATCAACAAGTCAAAAGCAGGCAAGTCAACAATCTCCTTGCTTTTGGCATCAATTGATTTTTCGAGCCGACACAAATCTTGTATCGCATCCCTGCCAAACTGCTGCTTGTATCTCAGCAGATAGGCCCCTGTGCTTTTAAATTTTACTTGTTGGCCATCAATCTCAATTATCTTTTCCATAACTCTCCTATGCTCCTACCGTCACAACGCCAGTCACTGCATTGCCCTTGTCAAATTCGACAGTGATAGCGTAATCACCATCATCAAGAGCTGCAAAGTATGCACTGGCAATGTCTACGTCCACACCAGCAACGGTCAAGTAAGCCCCGCCAATGTTCGCACCGTCAATCATGACATTCTTAACTGCATTTGTTACATCAGTCGAAGTCACATCAACTTCAATGTCAGCAGCGGCTGCTTTACTGAACGTTTCAGTGATAGTGGTCAGGGTGTTGGTTGCAGCATCCTCAACATAAACGGCCGTGTAAAAATCATCATAACCAGCAGTACCCTCTTTGACTTTGGCCTTAACATTGCTAGACTCTGGGTGTGGTCTAGAAGTAATGTCCATCGACTCAGTCTTGGGTTCCTTGCTGCTCGTCCTGGTGCCACTCTCAACGTTCGGTCTGGATCCGCTGACATAGTAAGACACATGTCTGGTTTTCTTAGCGTCACCGTCAAACTCAAACATCAACGCAAACTTTTTCATCGAAGCATTTGCATTCTCAATTATAGCTCCGTTGGCATCCAGCATCTCGCCCAGAATCGCAATGCGGAACGCATCAGGAATTAGGGCCATTTCAAGTGAACCCTCATAACCATTGTTGACGGTTTCTGCGAAATACTCACCATCGTCCGCATAGAATTCAACTTTGTCACCTGCTGCAGATAGCGACAGGTTGACCGCACCAGGGATTTTTGCAGGTGTTCCGTAGGTGATCACACCATCGGTTTCAGTAATGGGTGCATAATGGACATTTTTTAGCCCAAACTTTATTTTGTTTTCGCTCATTAGTTTTAACTTCCTTTCTTAACTTCATCAATAATGGCCTTTGCCATTGAGTTAATGCTCTTTGCAAAAGTCCGCCGGATAAAGGGCCTGCCACACCTTTCGGAATACTCTAAAATATTAGACAAGGGGATGTCCCCTTTCTTGCCTTTTACCATCGTAGTGTTGCCGACATAGCGCCTTAACTTATACCTCTTACCCTTGCCCTTCCAGTTCTTTTTGAATTGCTTAGTTTCACCCACAGGGCTGTCGGCCTTTAAGTTCTTGATCAGTATCTTTTCCGCTTTGGTTAACCCTTCCTCGGTAGCATTGAAGACTACGTCACCATATTCCTCTAGAATCTGACTGATAGCTTCTTCTAGGTCATCCGGGTCAATATTCACACTGGCCATTAAACCACCCGCCAATACTCAAACTCAAAGACAGTCACAAAGTATTCAATATCATCAACGTCCCCGGCATCAAACTTTCCAAAAGGTAGATTGAAACCAGCAGCAATCATCGAGGACTCAATCAAGTCCTCGATTTGCCGCACTGCCAGTCGACCAGATTTGTTATCCAACAGACCTGCTCGGTAATAATATTTTAAAGTTATGCCAGCGTTTTTCAAGTCAACCGCATCATCGGAAAAACTTTCCTCACTATCACCTAGTTGGGAATATACGATATATTGACTGGCATCAGGACCGCTTTTGCGCTGGTCATATGATCTGATTTCGGAAGTCGTCAGAGCTGTGTCCAAGGTGAGTTGCACTAAGTCTTTAATCATTTTCCTTCATACCTCCGCACCCTAAACTCCATGACCTGATTTTCTTCTTTGACGTTATCAACCCCACCCCATAACTCGTACACGTTGGGATTGTTTCTGTCTGGTACGTTGTCGATTGTGGCTGAAGCATCTAGGCCCTTAATGATAACCACTCGCGCGGTTCTAAGATGTGCATAAATAGTGGGGTTATAAAACATCCTTAATGTTGCAGAATCTTTCACGCCCAACGCTTCGGCAGATAATGCCCTGTCACCAAACGATCCCGTCCATTCACAATAGAAAACAGAACGATCCTCATTGCCAATTTTTGTCCAAGCAGATTCGTGGCCTTCCCCTGGTTCATATTCCTGACTTTCAAAATACAACTCTAATGGGGTATTCGCATTAAACCGAATTACCTTCGATCTATTTGTGTTAACCCTAATCATCAGCAACCACCACCCGACCTTGTGCGATAAAACTAAGCATCACAGGGTGATTGGTCAGTAGTGCTGGATCAGAGGATTGTGCCATTTTGCAATACAATATAATTGCTTCAGTAGATAAGGAGGTGGGGGCGGTGGTGTCCCAACCAGCCCCCAATAAGTAAGCCTGTGCTGCTGCAATCATTTGCGCGATTTCTGCGTCTTTATTTTCCTCGGTATAATGAATTCCGAGTCTGTTCTTTACATCATCGAGAAGTGCCATAGTAGCCCCTCCTTACGACTTAGTGACCGTTACTACATACTCAGTAACTGATACTCCATCTGTCACAGTGATGGTCACTGTGTTTGCTCCGGCATCCCAGGTTGCGGCTTCACCGTTTACATGTGCGGATCCATTGAGATCAATAGCAATCACGGCTGACGGATCGTCCGTCGTTGCCGTGATTATATTGGTCGCGTTGGTTGTTGCTACCGCATATGCTAACGTTTCTGCGTCAAACACTGGGTCAAGATCTAAAGCGCCAATAGTCAATCCGGATAATGAACTATCGACTACGCTTTTTTTGTTACAGTAACCAGGGAGTTCTTGTCAACGACTTTGCCGTCAACGCTCATCACTGCTTTGGTCAACAATGCCTCCGTGTCCCAATCTTGCTTTTTCTGGATGCCCATGTTGTAGATGGTGTTCAGGACATAATCTTCCAAGTTGAACAGGATGGCCACAATAGTGTCGCTTTCTACAGTTGCAAGGTAGCTGTCCATGTAGTCGTTCAAGATGACCTTGCGGCCCAATAGCACTCGCTCAGGGGCGCCAGTGATTCCGTAGTCCACACGTGCGATGGGTTGGCCATTAGAGTCAACCATGCCCACAAAGGCCATGAAGGTCTTCTTGGTCATGTGCCACAATGCTTTTGCTTCATAAGCCAAAGGCAAAGCGGCCTCTGCAGCAATCAAGGTTGCAAGAGCCAAACTTCCACCGGCAGCCACATCAACATTCTGACCAGAGACAACAGTCTCAGCAAAAATGCCTTTTGGGCTGGCAGTGCCGTCAGCGTCAGAGAAGATGGTCGCTTCAATTTGCTTGACCATAGCCTCAACTACATTAGCAACAAACTTAGACTCAAAAATGGCCAATGCCATTGCACCAACTTCAGCAGACATCGAAATCTCGCAACGCAGTTTGAACGCTGCAAACGTGATAAATGCAGTGCCCTTTTTCTGTTTGTCGGAAGATGCGTTCTCTGCCACCCAACTAGCAACCGGTTTGACGGTGGAGGTGGGGATGTTGGCACCAGAGCCATAGTTGGTTTTAGTAACCAACGGCAGAATCATTCCGGTGGATTCCAACTTCTCAATGATCTGATTCACGATCACAGTCGGGATCACACTGCCAACGTCGCTGATAGCTGTGCTGGCATCGGCTCTCAGTTCAGGAGAGAAGGGAGTACCACGGGTCACAAACTGCTGGAAAGCATCTCTGAATTCCACATCAGCGACAACGGCTCTCTGTGCCACGTTCGGAGCTACAACAATGCCAGGGGTGATTGCTGTCACAGCTACTGTTCTCTCTGCAACCACAGGATCAGTGGACTCAGCAGGCAGTTCGTCAATCATGGTCTGCAGAGCTCTGATTTCCACGTTCAGAGCGTCGACCTCAGTCATGATACCTCTGAGTTCTTCAACCTTTTCCAACCCCTCGGAGGTTGCAACTTTTGCATCTCTTGCTTCTTTTTTTGCTGCAAGCAATTTCAGTAATTTATTTTTCATTAGTTCGCTTCTCCTTTTATCTTAATCTTCAGCTTCAAGAGTTCCATCTCGCGTAAGCTATCCAGCCGTCTCTCTTCACTATCCAGTAATTCAAGACTACGAGCATAAATTGAGGTACTGTCGTAGAACGGCGTGTCCACAACCGATACGTCCCACAGCTTCTCAATGTTGTTAACTTCTCTGATGGTTTCGTCATCCTTAA